CCCGTTCGCAGCAAAGATTAAGAATGACTCGACTCTTCATTATTTCGGGTTCGGCTAGCAGCGTAGCAAAAAAAACCAGTTCATCCTCTATCCATGGGTTTCTCGGCTTGTTTGGGCAATCATCGGTGTGGCCGTTTTTGAGGCCGCATTTGGTGCAGGCTGGGAAATGTGTCAATCCTGGCATTTGTTTATCCTTTCTCTCGCCGGATGGCGTTGGCAATACGCTCTTGCATCACACGTTGCCCATTTATGTGGAATATCGTCAAGTGTGTTTTTTCCGCAATCTCCGCGCACCGCTCCCTAGTATCCCGCTCCACCTTCTCCCTACACCAATGGCACGATTTGCCACCGTCCTGAATGGATGCAAGGATGTTGGCTTCAGCAACCTCAATGGCGTGTTCATTTTCCCGCTCCACCGTGGAAAGGGCTTGAAGGAGGTCTTCTATCAGCTTTGCTATGCCTTTGCCATTCTCATATTCGACACGAGCCATTGACCCACTCATGCCCTTCAAGTTGTCAATGGCTTTCCTCGCCCTCTCCCGCAACTCCCTCATCTCGTCGGTCATGGTGCCTCCTGTCGCGCCTTATAAACTGCCATTGATACCTCCCCCGGCATTACTGTAGTAACCATCTGCGGCGAAAAGGGTTGATGGAATGTAAGTTGGCCTAGCCATATTTTCCTGTTCTTAACTAGATCGGCTATGTCTTGATCGTCCAGTTCCCAGCAAGACCAAGTTGTTCCTGCTATATCATTACATCTGAGCGCCGGGAGTTCCATGTATTGTGGCTGACCTTTACCGAGCACCATATTCTGACCTTTGAATTCGATTGGTTTCACTCTTTCCCCTCCCTTCCGATCATCTCGCCGATAGCGGCGGTTATGGCGGCTGCGATGGTGGTGTCCATCTCGCTTATTGACTCTTTCTCCGAACGATCCCATATTTCACAAATCCAGTGGTCTCCAGCAGACGACAGGCTGACCACGTATCCTTTCTTCACCAACTCCGGCAGCAGTGAGACGGCGGCAGCGTCACTATCAAACCTGACTGGCAAATGACGTGGACACGCATTTAATCCGTCAGGAGATACCCAATGTGTAACTCCCTCTATATCCTGCTGAGTCCAGCCCAGCCACCTTGCAATAGCTTCGTGTCTTTCCATCCCCATCCCTCCTTTACCGGGCGCGCCGGTTGGGTTGCGTTATATGGAGTGCTATGATCTTCTATTCCACTTATCAGCCAGGATAGGTTTTGCATCCTCCATCAGCGGATAAACTAGCGCCGTACTAGCAAAGCATTTCTGACACTGGACGTACTCCCCATTATCGCGATCCTCCGACACACCAAACGCAGCGGACCCCCCGCAAAATGGGCAGGGGCAAAGATCATAACCAGCCGATGCAGCGGGTTCCTCTCCAAACTGGCACTTAAACGGGTCGTTCTCTTTCCCGCAAAATTCACATTTCCAGCCCATTTCCCCTCCTCCCTTGTCACCCCTGGCGGGGGTTAGACCAGCGCTTTTTTGCAGCATGGGCATTTGTCTGTTGTGGTTGTAACCCGCTTAACCCCTGCACCAAGGTTGTATATGGCAAAAGGTACATCTCTACGGCTCATGACTTCAATTAGCCACTGAATGGCCTTTGTGAATCCAGATGTAATGTCTATGGGCTGGCCTGCGTCGAGCTTCGCTAACATCTCTCTTTGCCAATTTGGAGCAACTATTTTTCCCATCCCTTCCCCCCTTCGCGCCGGATTGCGGCAGCAATTGTGTCTCCACATTCCCATTGGTCGCAGCCTAGTCGCTCGGCTGTTACCGCGCACCGCTCCCTCTCCTCGCGCTCGGCATCGTCGAGGGCTTGCAAAAGCTCAAGCATAATGCCCACGCCTTCTTTCTCATGCTCATTCAGGTCGATTGTTCTACAGGCTGTTGTCCACTCCCTCGCCCTCTCCCGCAGGTCGCTCTTTTCGCTCATTTGTCACCCTCCCTAAACGGATTACTAATCTCCTCGTCCGCTTCGGTGCATCCCATAGTCGTACAGGTACAGGTGTCCCGCACTGAGTACCATTTCCCCCCAACACAGTAGGCGCGGCATGTGCAATAATTGCAGCCGTCATCTAATTGCGTGAAGTACGTACAAGGGACGTCTTTCGAGCAGTCTTTGCATTCGCGCTCAATCCCCCACGCCACCCCCGCCCACAGCATCATCACCGATACCAGTAGCTTCTTCATGGTGCCTCCTTGCGTGCCACACGTTCCAACCATGCTTGATACCCATCGTCGCCCATTTGGTTACACAGAGCGTCAAGCAGTATGTTCCCAAGTTCGTCCCACCCTATCCAGTCATTGTCCAGGTGGTGCTTCCTGTATGCGGCTTGTACGGCATAAAGCAGCGTGCCCGCACGCAACAGCTCCAGCAGCATGACCGGAGCATTTTGGAGGGTCCGCATGTTCCAGAACACAATCAACGCATTCTTCGTGGCTGCGGTCTACGTCTGGCTGTGCCGACAAGTTGTGGTCACAAACATTGCAGGGGTGCGAAAATTGGCTCTTGTCCTGATTTACGCAGCAGCAGCACGGGAATGAAATCGTATCGTGTGGTTTTTCCTCAAAGCGATCACGGTTTACGTTGTAGTCATAAAGTGGCATAATTATTCCTTTTTATACTGGTAATTTGGAGAGGTTATCACCACCCCACGCGGCGGGTTAAAGAAAATATCCTGTCCGGCCTTCTTTGAGCAGTTGCTTATATGCTGCCTTCGCTTCTTTTTTGGTCTTGCGTACTGGACCCCATAGCCCTCTTGTCGTATTGACGTAACGATAACCATCCGAAGCATATTCGCAATGTGTGGATATGCCGAGATATTCGGCAAACGTCACACCACTGTCAGCGTGTATCCAATCAGCGTATTTACTCATCCTCCCCCCTCCCCGCAGCGCGGGTGTTGGTTAAGCAAATCCCTTGCCCGTTTCATACAGCACCCATTGCTGCTTACCTTGTCGCTGGTAGTACGCTTCCGACAATGGGCCGACGAAGTGAATGCGCCAATCGTCTTCGGGGTAGAGTGCGGCCATGGTTTCTGCTTGCTTGACCGTGAGGCATTCAGTAAATTCATAACTAGAATCTTCCATCCACACAGGCTGTCCGTTCCGTAGAAGCATTGCCGAACCGAAACCGACAGTGATAACTGTGTTCATGGGTAGCAACTCGCTTCCCGGTATTGCGTCCATTTTCTCAAATTTCATACTCCCCCCTAACTCAGTAATTACCGCCGCCCGTAGAGGTGGCGGGTTATGTCGTTATCTAAAACGGCAACTCGTCATAGTCATCTACACGCGCTGACTCCAAAAGCCTCTGCTTCACCGCCTCTGCCGTCACCGCCCCTAAATCGTACACCGTGACCGGAACTCGACCCAACTTTTCAGCAGCAGCCAAACAAACGTCCCGATCCACAAACGTCATGCCGTAAATCGCTTGCGCCCCGAACAGTTTGGTAAATCCTACATTGCCACCAACGGCGGGAACGTCAACGCGAACAAATGTCCCACCAAGGCTGTACTCACTCACCTTGCCGGCTATTGTCTGCCTTCCCATCAGTTCAAGAATCGCGTAGAGATCAGGGGAATCGGTCATTTCATCATCTCCTTCGCAATCTCCACGGCCTTCGCCTCATCGCACTGCTCACCTTCCATGATAATGGTCACGCGCTCTAGGAACTCGCAGTTCTCGTCGGTGATAGGAACGTCAAAAACACTCACAGCGCCCTCCTTTTATAATCAGGCATGATAACCCTTCGTCGTCCATTGAAACGCGGCTGGCACAAAACCTTGAGACACACAGGGCAATAGACACCCTTCTTGCTCTTGACCTCGCCGCCACATTTGATGCAGAGTTTCATGGTTTGCATTCTTTGACTACCTGCACTAGCTCCACGGTTATGAACGTTTCACGCAGTGGCATAGCATCATCCTTATGAACGTAACGCTGGCCCCCCAGATTCGCCCCTTCCTGCACTATCTTCCAGCGAAAATCACTGCCAATATCTTCAGCCCAAAATTCCTTGTTGATTAAATCGCTGTACCAAAGGTTTGGGCTATGGCAAGATTTTATGATTATTCGAATCGCTTTCATATCTCCCTCATATACATCGATTTCATATCTTCCACCTGAAGGCCGAGATAAACCCGCGTCACCTTCTCCGACACATGACCCAACGCATCAGAAATCATCGTCAATGATTCACCAGCCTCGTACTGGTATCTTGCCCAGGTCTTTCTCAACGAATGAGCCGAATACCCTCCCCTAAGACCAGCCCTGAAACACCACGTCTTCACCATCTGAGAAAACGCAGGCACAGTCAGAGGCCCACCACCGCGCTCAGAGACGAACAACCAGTCATCGTCATCCCTCCCTGCGATCAAAGGCGCGACCGCTTTCTTGATCGTGTTGTTGAGATAAAACTTCCTGACCTTTGAAGTCTTCTTCTCGCGCTT